CATCAGCAACTGCTGATACTACACCAATCCTATGCCCCGAAGCCCGGTAAGCAACAAGCCGTTGTCGTCGAAACACGTAGCACAGAAGAGTTGCTGGAGAGAAGGGGCATCCGAGATCTCACAGCGCATATTGTTTCGCTGATAGGCGCACTAGAAGAGGGAACCAAAGAAGAATTGCGAGTCGCGCTCGGGGTACCGGCTACTTATTTGACGGGGCATTTGCTGCGAGACGCTTTGCGCGAGGTGCCAGAAATTGCACGAGTTTGCACGCATTTAGTACAGCACGGAACCGTAGACGATCTAGAAAATTGGCTGCTGGCTGTCGGAACAACGCCGTCTTGTGGTTGACGCTGCTGTTGTTGGATTTTCCGAAGCTGGAGCGAAACCCGTATTTTGGATCGCACCGGCTCGATGCATGTATCCCCACAGATTGCGGATCTATTTGGATTACGTTTTGCATGAATCCAGAACTGCAGCGTGAGTGGGCTATGCGCGAAAACCCCCAAAACACGCTGCTTTACTTCTCTCCAGAAGAGATCGCAAAAGACCTGGAGGGCAGATGCGCGGAGATTGTTAAGTATTTTGTCGAAGAACACGCGGAAGTGCACGCGGCAGCGGCACGGGCCGTAGGCACACGGGAGGGAACATCTACCGCCGGGCTGCCTACTGTTAAAATTGCTGTCGAAGAATTTGTGCGCAAACATCCGACAGATCCAAACCGGACGGTTTACGTCCGATCCCATGTGAGTCCGCACCACGTTGCAGACCCATCGAAGTACATCGAGAAAGACGGGGTTGTTGAACCCCTTGCACCGGCGGCGCGGTAGTGCTAGGATCGGCCGAGCTGTGGCGCGCAATTTTGGAGAATATGGTTTAGCATGGGCATCCTCGAAATCAATCCGACAGACCTCGCCACGATTGCAGCGCCTGCAGCGCCACCCAGCAACTGGAGCACCGTGCCTGTCGCAGATGGCTGGATGAACACCATTAGCGGGCTGGGCACGGAAAGAGATCGGCGGGCACAATACAGCATCCAGCGCACGACAGAATTAACAGACCAGGAGCTGGAGATTCTGCACAATGAAAACTGGCTTGCTCGCAGAATTGTCGAGCTGCTCCCGCAGCAAGCATTCCGCAAGCCTCCGACAGGGCTCGACGATAAGCAAAAGCAGGCGTGGGATGAGCTGAATAGCCACGAGCTCTATACGCAAGGCGTGTTTCTGCAAGGACTCTACGCAGGCCGCCTCTTTGGCGGCGCAGTGATTCTCGTCGGATTTACGTTCGGCGATCCAAAAGACCCTGCTCCAGAACCGGGGTCGCAGTCTGCGATCTCCTGGCTCGACGTAGTGCCGTGGCAATTTCTCGTTGTCGAAGCCAAAGAAACAGACGCAAATAGCAAGCGCTTCGGCCTGCCGCTAATGCTCCGAGTCGTGGGCATGCATCCGCGCAACGGGCTCGTATTTCACATTAGCCGTGGAATCATCTGCGAGGGTGCGGCACGTGCACTACCGACAACGGCAGATGCGATCCGACGGCCTTGGCTGTCTGTGCTGCAGGCTGTGCACGAGACGCTAAGAGACTATGACGTCAGCTGGGGCAGCATCAGCAACCTGCTCGAGGAGGCGTCCGTCGGGGTACTGAAGCTCCAAGGTCTTTTCAAAATGCTCGCAAGCAAAGACCAATCGGTCGCGCAAGCGCGCATGCAGACCATGGCCGCGAGCAAGAGCATGATCCGCACTTTGTTTCTTGACGCCGATGGCAATGAGTCTTTTGAGCGCACGGAGGTATCATTCGCGGCACTGCCGCAGCTAATGCAACAGATTAATTTGCGAATGGCGGGCGGTGCGGATATCCCAGCGACCAAGTTATTTGGGCAGGAGCCCGCCGGCATGAATGCCACCGGCGAGAGTGATATCCGCCAGTTCTACGACTCAGCCGCGGAGTACCGAAATCGCGCCGCCGTGAAGTTGACTAAGATTCTATCCTGGGCATTCGGCAAAGAAATCAAACTCGAGTGGCCCTCCCTGTGGGAGCAATCCGACAAAGAGAGGGCAGAGACTCGCAACCTGAACGCGCAAGCCGACAAGATTTGGTCCGTAGATATCGGGGCACTGACGGCTGAAGATATCGGCGTGAGTCGCGCCAAAGATGGCAGCTTCGGCATTGATGTAGATCCGGATAAGATCGCATCGGAGATTGCTGCAGAAGCCGCCAAGAGCGAAGCCGCAGCGAAAGCCGCGGCCGATGCAGCGGCAGCACAGACGCAGCAGCCCGGGGCACCCGTGCCTGCGCCGCCAGCCCAAGGGGACAATGCGCCAATCGCCCCGAAGACCCCAGCAAACTAGGCTATCCATACGCCGCACAAGCGCGCCGCGGCCGGGCGCAGCCGTGCGCCGATCTGCGGCACGGCAGCATGTCCGCGTCGTGCTGCCTGCTCGCGGGTGCCCGCCGGGAGCCATCGAGGCAATGACGCAAGCGTATCTGCTAGCTGTGCGCGAGACGCACGCAGCACTCCTAGCTGAGCATCACGTACAGGACGCAGCGGCCAAAGGCGGCTGGCTCGCGCGTGCGCTGGCGTGGGTCAAGCGAGCCACGAGCACCATCAAGTCTTCGGTAGACGAGGACCTGCAAACCCTCCCGACCGTGCAAGGCGCGCGTCTGGCGGGTACCCAGGAGCTCGTTAACCAGTTCCGCACGCGCAACGTGAATCTGATCAAGACCGTCGCGGCTGAGCACGTGGCTAAAGTCGATGCTGTGCTGCGCACAGACGCCGCAGCGACCGGCGGGACGCACGTCAAGGGACTGACCGCAAAGTTACAGGAGACCCTGCAGGTAAGCGAGTCCAAAGCAAAGTTCTGGGCTGTCGATCAAACGCTAAAGCTTCACGCGGATATCGTGCAGACACAGCACGAGCGCCTGGGAATCGAGGAGTACGAGTGGAAGACGAGCGAAGACGGCACAGTACGGCACGACCACGATATCCTGAAAAACAAGCGGTACCGGTACGACAACCCGCCAGTGACGAACGCGTCTGAAGTGGCCGCAGGACGTCCGGCACGCAAGCGAAATCCAGGCAAAGACTACCGATGCAGGTGCCACGCAGATCCGGTGCTGCCTGCACTGCGCAAGCCGTGACGCACGCGGCGTCCCGTTCGCAGCACCGTTGCGGCAAAATCCCCATGTGCTACCATTGGCAGCAAATGCCTGAGGACAAAGGACCGAGAGAATACCTATCCCTGTGCGCGCACGACAGAGAGCACTGGTTTGTGCTAGCGATTGAGAATCCAAGAGCGCGCTGGCTGCGGTGCGTTAATTGCGGGCTGCGCGTCGTGGAGAGCTCGACCAGAGCCGCGGTCAATCCCCTGGAGGCAAAAGGCATCCGGATCAATGCCAGCAAGTAGCCGTCGGCAAGAGCAGAAAAATGAGGTCGGGCGCAGCATGACAATTAGGAGGGCAGCCGCCGGCAGGTGCACGCGCTGCGGGGTAGTGGCAGCAGGCCGCACCTGCCCGCGATGCCTGGAGCGGTACGCGCAGCGCCGGGCGCATGAGCGCGAAGCCCTTGCCGCAGACCCCATCGCGCACGAACGGCTCCGGCAGCAGAAGCGCGTGGAGACTAAGCGCCGGCGCGCTCGTGCGCGGGCAGCCAAAGCAGCCGAGCTGGCACGCCTGTTGCAGCTGCACACTTGACAGGGCCGGACTGGTATGCTAGAAGCATGCCAGTGATTGTTGATAGCGCCGTGCTCGGTAAAGTGCGCCCGGCCCCAGGGGGCGGGATCATTATCCCCGCGCGCATCGGGCGTGCTGGTGTGCAGACCTATCGGCGGCCTGACGGTTCTACTGTGCGGGCCTATCGGCCTGCTGAGGAAGTCTTTGCGGCCGATTTTACCGGGGCGCCGATTACCATTGGACATCCAGAGGGCGGCGTGTCACCAGGCACCTGGCTGCAGCACGCCCGCGGAAACGTCCGCTCGCAAGAGCGCGAGCCAGTCGTAGTGGACGGCAAACAATGGGCGCAGGCTGATCTGCAGGTGTCCGCCAGTGACGCGCTAAACGGCGTCGCAACGCGCACGCTGACTGAGTGCTCCTGTGCGTACGACTGCACGCGGGACTGGACGCCAGGCGTCACTGCCGACGGAGAGCCATACGACGTGATCTTTAAAAACCTCAAACCGAATCATGTGGCACTCGGGGGCAATGGTTTTGCTCGCGCCGGCCGCGATGCGAAAGTACTCATTTCTGACGGAGAAACAATGAACGACGTTCTATCCGATTCTTTTTTCGCGGCTGATAGCGCGGACCCTGTCCCGGCTGCAGCGCAGCCCGCGGCGCAGGACGTGGCGGCTCTGGCCAAGTTGGTCAACGACAGCACCTCCGCGCTTACTGCTGTCACAGCTGAGCGAGATGCGCTCACTGCACAACTGGCTGCCGCGACGCAACAGGTTGCCAAACTCACGGCAGATGCCGCGAGCATTCCCGCGCAGATCGCAGACGGGGTGAAAGCCGAGCTGGCATTCCGCACGAAGATGCTGCCGCTCATGCCCAAAGATTTTTCATTTGACGGCAAGTCGCAGCGTGACGTGCGCGTTGCTGCTGTGACAAAGCTCGATCCAAAGTTCGTCGTTAGCGATAGCGTGACGGACACGTATCTGGACGCGTACATTGACGCGGCCAGCAAATACGCTACGCCGCACGATCACAATACCGACCTGCCTGTCACAGACGCCGCCGATACCACCGCTGGAGCCTGCAAAGACCCGGCAAAACACATTTCAAATTCCACAAAAGATCTGTGGAAGGGGACCAAGTAATGCAGACTTTCGCCGAATCCGTATCGCCTCGCAGAGGCACTCCCGCGTCAATCGACTATGATGAGTCGATGCACGTGCTCGAAGCGGCTGTGCCTGCTGGCGTGCTCGTATGCCAGGGCGCTACAGCCGACAATGCTGTCAAGGTACCGTCCACAGCAGCGCTCGTAGCCGCGGCAAAAGGTGTTGTGATTTACAACGCTCTCATGCCCGCTCCTGGCGATGACGCTACCACCAATGATTTCGCCGCGGCTCGCGCCGTTAGTGTAATGCTTGAGGGCGTTATCTGGGTTGTCTGCGAGGACGCGATTGCCGCAGGTGCTCCCGTGTTCTGTCGATACACCGCGAACGGTGCTGGCAAACTGCAGCTTGGCGCTGTGCGCTCAGATGCTGACGGAGGCAACGCTGCCTCCCTCCCCAATTGCCGCGCGGTCAGCACCAGCACCGGCGCGGGCGTGATCAAACTTCGAGTCAATCTCCCGTACGCTACCGCGTAACAGCAGCAGGAAAGCAATCAATGACCATTTTACTGCAGAAGCAACTTGACTACGTAGCGGAGCAACGGATCCAACTGTTTCGCCCCTCCGTGTTCCGGACGATTATCCCCGTGGATAATTCTGTCCCGACCTGGGCGGACCGTGTGCAGCACAGTGAAATCCGCATGTCCGGAGAGGCCGACCCGGCTCGCATTGCGACGACCGGACCTATCGGCACGCTCCCTCGCGTCACGCTCAGCAGAGCAGACGCGTATATCAATATCCTGCACTTTGGCTACAGCTACGGCTACAGCATTTTCGATTTGGAGCGCGCCGCGCAGACCAAGATCAATCTGCCAGCTACCGAAGCCGTAGGCACGCAGACGATCGTGGAGCAATTCCTAGACGCTGCTGTTGCTGGTGAGAAAACGACCAGTCACGGGCTGCCAGGTTTGGTGAACCAGACTGCTACGGCTGTTGCCTATGACGGCGCTGCTGTGGCGACCGCTTCTCTCCTGACTGCTTGCGCCAAAGCCGGCGGCGGAACGACCTGGGCTGGCGCGACCTACGAAGAGATCGCCAGGGACATCGAGTGTTCCGTGCAACGCGTGTACCTCAATACGCTGCAGACCTACGAGGCGACTCTCGTCGCGATGCCCCCGGCGCAGATGTTCTACCTGCGCACGACCCGGCACACGCTGCAAAATGTGACGCTGCTCTCCACGTTGCAAGCTGCTTACCCGAGCATTCGATTCGTGCAGTGGCAAAGACTCGCGACCAAAGACGTCGCAGGAACAGGCCCGCGCCTGGTGACAATGGCAACCGGGCCGCAGATTGCGCGTCTGATTGTCCCCCAGGAGCTCCGAGATGAAGCTCCCATCAACATGCCTCTGGCTGTGCTGATTCCGCAGTGGTTCAGCGTTGCCGGCGTGCTCGCCGAAACTCCCCAAGCCATTTGCTATACGGACGGTATCTAATATGGGCCAAATTCCTTCACCCGCAAATCCCGGCGTGGGCGCCGTCGCGCAGCTTGCCGCTGCTGTGACGGCAGTCGAGACGCACTACACCGGAGCTGGCGGCGCGCAAGCGAACGTCGGAGCCGGGCTCGTTGCAGCCGAGACTGCCATCACGGCAGTCAATGCACGTATCAAGACCGTCAGCAAGGCGTTCGGATTTGCCGATGTGGCCGCACTGGGTGCCGTCGCTAACGGCAATATTGACTTTGCCGCGGCACTACCAGCCGGGGCGATCGTTATCGGCTGCGGCGTGGACGTCACAGCAGTATTCGACAATGTCGGCAACTCCGCCAGCTGCACAATCGCAGTCGGCATAAAGAGCGGAACTGGCGCAGAGTTTATGACAGCCGGCGCAGCCGATACTGTCTGCAAAATCGGCACGGCAGGCGCCAGCAATGGCGGCCTAGTTGGCGCCGTCACCCCGACCATCCTGGTCACTCCGACCGTCAACTGCAATACGATCACCAAAGGCACTGCTGTCGCTTACATTACGTACGTTCTCGCGTACTGATCGGACAAATGACTGCCGATGATTTCCTCATACTTTTTCCGGAGTTTGCTGCTGTTGCCGAACAGCAGCCACTCTTGATACCAGCTGTGATTGCGCAGGTCGAACTGCGCGTGTCAGATAGCTGGCTGGGAGAGCGGGAGGAAATCATCGGGCTCGAGACGGCAGCATCAATAGCGGCAGGGCCCCAGGGGCGCGCTGCGCAGATGATCGCCAAAGACGGCACGACCACTTATAGCCGAATCTTAGACCAGCGTAAAATAATCAATGGGTGCGTGCACCCAAATCGCGTCGTGTGATCCAATGCCCAGCGCTGTAACTGTCAAGACAAACAAACCGAAGTGGCCCAAGAAAGCCACGATTCGGGTTGGTTGTCTGCAGCCTGGAGCAGCACACCCGCCGGAAGCCGGGACAAAAGGCAGGCCGATTACTGTCGGAGAGTTATTCGCTATTCACGAATTTGGATTAGGGGACCAGCACGAGCGCTCTATGATTCGCGCTGGATTCGATGAAATGCACGAGCAAATTGAAGCTATCGCACTCGAGCAAATGCAGATCGATCCAGTACTCGGCGCAGAGCGAACTGCGATCAAAGCGGCGGCAATGTTCCGCAATCGAGTAGCAGCAGGGTTGCGGCCGGGCCTCGCAGAGCGCACGATCAAAAGCAAAGAAAAGCGTGGGATTAAACCCCCGTACAAGCCGCTAATCGAAACCGGCGTGCTGCGCAGCAGTATCGTCGGGGATGCCGAGGTGGTCCTGTGACTACGCCTGCACAAATCCGCGTTGCCTTGACGGCAGCTGTGGCCATTGCTGGCGACGTATCCCGGCACGCTGTTGTCTGGGGCCAAGCGGGCAATCCGATCGCAAATCCCGTAGTTAGATTGTTCGCCACGACAGACCTTGATTGCATCCTGAATCCGAGAGTAGTGCAGACGCCCAACGAAGACGGCCTACTCGATCAGTCGCTATCCACGCTGCGTGAATTGACTGTGCAGATCCGAGTCGAATCCACGTCCGCTGCGTGCGCGCATGATGCCTATGAGACCGCCAGTTGGATCTCTATTGGGCTTAGCCTCGATTCTGTCACTGCAGCGCTTGACGCAGTCGGTATTAATCTGATCGAAGTGCTGCCGAGCAACGACCTGCAATTTCTGTCTGGCGACGTCATGACGTACGCCCGCACATTCGATGCACGATTCCGCTACGAAATGTCTCGCGTTGACCCGACTGTGGTCGGTGTTATCGAGCACGTCCAGATTTCTGGCGAGGTGAACGCCCCGCCAACAATTAGCACCCCTGTCACGCAGTACGACAAACCCGCTGCGTGAGCAGCAGAGCGAGCCACCAATGAGCATCTCCGATACCGTCTCTGTAAATGTCTCCGTGCAAGATGTCACTCCGTCGATCGCCGGATTCGGGACTATTCTGATTCTGGCCTACCACACGCATTTCGTGGGCTTAAGGACATATGATGCCTCGCCCGCCGGGCTGCTGGCGCTCGTGGCCGACGGCTTTAGCGTGACACACAACGTCTACCGCAAGGCTGCCGCGATCGTTTCCCAGACGCCGCACACCGACAAATTCAAAGTGGCCCCACGTGCCGTCGCGAATGCGCAGACTGTCACGCTCACCCCCAAATGGACTACGCTCGGCAAGCCTGTGTCGTTTGACATTACTGTCGGCGCGATCACGACACATGTCAGCTACACGCCACTCGTTACGGATACGACGATCGCGCTCGTCGCTACCGGGTTGCAGACTGCTTTCGGGACAGTCGCTGGTGTGACGGATTCCGACGGCACCGGGCACATGCAGCTTATTGCCACGGTGCCGGAAGCACGCATGTACCTGCAGAATATCGTCGGTCTCGACGTTGCGGACACATCGGCGGATGCGGGCATTGCTGCAGATCTAGCCACGGCAGCATCGGCAGACAACGACTGGACCGGGTTGATTATCGACAGCACGAGCCCCCTCGAGATTGCTGCGGCTGCTGCGTACGCGCTTGCGAACGAAAAGATTCTCGCCGCTCTGTCCACCGACGCACTTAACTTCGGCAGTGCAACAGGCGTCGCGCACACACTGCAGCTAGCGACGAATCACAATGTCTACGTGCTGCAGACGCGAGATCAACTTGGCTGTGCCGAAGCCGGCCTCATGGGGCGACAACTGAGTCGCACTCCCGGCAGCTCGACATGGGCGCACAAGCAAATCGCAGGCGCAATTGCCGACGGCCTCACGGGCACTGAATTCGCGAACGCGAGAGCAAACGGCTGTATCACGTACGTAAACGACGGTCTCGTGCACACGTATGACGGTTTTGCCTGCAGCGGTCGATACCTCGACATCACGATTGGCATCATGTGGCTGCGCGCGCGCATCCGCGAAGCGGTGCTGATCGTGCTTGCAAACAACGAAAAGATCGGCTTCACCAATGCTGGTGCTGCTCTGATCGAAGCGGCTGTTGCTGGCGTGCTGTCGCAAGCAGAGAGCAATGATCTGCTAGCTCCTGGCTGGAGTGTGCAGCGCCCCGATGTCTCAACTGTGTCCGCGGCAAACAAGATCAATCGTATTTTCCCTGACATGACATTCAAGGCCGTGCTGCAAGGCGCGATTCAAAAGGTAGTGATTGACGGCACGTTGACCGTCTGATCTGGAGCCACCCCATGAGCAAATTCAAGAATTACGCAAGCCGTGCAGTCGATCTGGTTCTGGTCGGTATCCCGATCATAGACGGCAAGGGAGATCCGTTCGTCAAGATCACCCCGCGTGGCGATGCCTATGAAGATGATATCGGCGTTGACGGAGAGGTCTGCAGATACGAGACCAACGAGTGTCGGTATGACGTCGAGGTAACGCTAAAGGGCTACTCAAATCACAATGAGCAGCTGTCTGCTATCCTCGCGGTCGATCGTGTCTCCACGGGCGGAGCCGGCGTGGGTGTGTTTTTGCTGAAGGACAACAACGGATCTGCTCTGTACGCTGGCGATAAATGCTGGCTTACCGCAGCCGCACCGCAGGAATTCGGCAAAGGCAAGCCTGATTGCACTTGGAAACTTACCGTTATCATGAAGCCGTACGCCGTCATTCCAGGCGGCAACTGATTCACCGCGGCACTAGCCGCAACTGAAAATGGAGCCAAACCATGAGTCATGATTTTGAAATCAATGGGCGGGCGTTTAAACTTCGCCCGCTAAAACTGAAGCAAGCGCTACGCGTAGAAGCGATCTTAACCGGGTCGTTGTTCCCTGCGTTCGGCGCAATTTCACAAGGACACATTTCTGCGGGCACGTTGTCGGGCGTGTATCAGATTGAGACGATCGTTGATATCTTCGCAGAATTCTGCCAGGTAAGCTGGCAGGAGGCAGATGTCCCTCTTACGAGATTCTTAGATCTGGTGTTTGAATCGAAGAACATCGATCTGTTGCTCTGGCTTGCCGAGTGCATCGAAAGCCAGTTCGCCGATTTTTTCGCAGAGAGTGGCCGCCAGCAGCTGAAGCAACTGGGGAGCCACTTTACATCCCTGCTTAGATTGACTGGAGAATCTGGCGCATCGCCACAAGCGAGCGAATAAAGGACAGCCTGCAAACAATCCTGAATGATTGGAGCATCATCGACCTGTACGAAGCGCACGTAGTTTTGAACGCAATTGAAGCCGCAGAGAAGCGGCTGGCACCCGATCCAGATCCCTAGAGAAAACAAATGGCCCTGCGTGAACTGTTCGCAAAATTCGAGTTTGAGTGGGACCAGGGGACCCTGCAGAAAATCTCCCTGGCCACGCAGGGCGCAGAGGCTAAGGTCATTGCGTTAGCGGAAGGCGTCAATCAGACGTCCGCCGCTGTGCGAGCAGCGACCAGCCCTATGCAGCAATATGGCGTGGTCAACGAGCAGGGTGCTCTGGCCGCGAGTACCCTGCTGCAACTGCACACGCAACTCACGCGCCGCCTAGATCAAATGATCGGCGTGCTCGGGGGCGCCACAGTCGCCGAGGAGAAGCTAGGTGCAGCCAGCCACGCAGCAGGTGCTGGCCTAGCGCAAGCAGCCGCCGGCACGCAGCAGGCGGCGCATAGCACCGGCAAACTTAAAGACGTCATGCACCAGACGCTAGCAGCGTTCGGAATCTTTGGGGGCGTGTTCGGTGCTGTGTTCGCAGGGCATGCGATCAAAGAGGCGATCACAAACGAAATCGAACTAGCCTCTGAACTGGAGCATACAGCCACACGCACAGGCATGGGCGCAGAAGCGTTGCAGATCCTAGGCATGCAGGCGAAACAGAGCGGGGTGCCGTTTGAGGTGCTTACCGCATCGCTAGCAGGCTTGACAAAAAATGTCGGGTTGTTTGCCGCCGGTGCTCCCAGCAGAATCAAAAGCGTTTTTAAAGTTCTGAAAATAGGAGTCAAAGACGTTAAGGGCATGGCGCCCGAAGATCTGTTTTGGAAAATCGGGCAGGGCATAGCAAGCATCGCCGATCCAACCGAGAAACTGGCATTCTCGCAGCGCGTGTTCGGTGAATCCGGCGCGCTGATGCTGGACATGTTCAAGGGCACGCCGGCTGAACTTGCGGCAGCACGTGAAGCGTACGCAGAGACCGGGGCTGTTTTCTCGGAGGCATTTGTTCACCAAGCGCACAAAGCGGATCTGACTCTGATTAAGTTCGGCGCGCAGTTGCGGCGCTTGAAAGTCGCGCTGATTGCCGAAGTTTTGCCTGGAATCCTGCGAGTCGTCGATAAATTACTCACGTTCAGCAAAGCTCTGGTTAGCGTATCAAAATCGAGCAACGCTTTGCAGGGGGCTTTCCTCTCTGGCGGCTGGATGGTCTTTGCGAAATTGTTAGCACGGCTCGTTTCTCGTTTGGTTGCGGCTGCAGCCGCGGCCGGCGGATTCTGGAAAATGCTGGCACCCATAGCGGGAGCCGTTGCAAAATTCTTGTTCTGGGCGCTAATCCTCGACGATATCATCACGTACCTGCAGGGCGGGGATAGTGCGCTCGGACGTTTGCTCGATACAATGTTTGGTGCCGGTGCTGCTGTAGAAATACTGAACAGCATCAAAGCCGGGTGGCAGTCTTTTCAAGATCTCGTCGCAGAGATCGGTCCGAAAGTAAAGCAATTCTGGACTGACAATCACGACGGATGTGTTGCAGGCATAAAGGCGATCGGCCTCTTGACGCTGGCAACTCTGACTGGCGTGGGTAAAATCATCGCACGCCTGGTGATCGCAATCATAACGTGGGGATTCCACACCGCGGCAATCTGGGCAAGCAACGTCGCAGGGCAGTCGCTCTGGCTCACGCTGCTGGATATCGGCATCGCGCTGGGTGCGTTCGCAATTGCGGCAGCGAGCATCGCTTTGATGGTCGATCAGTTCTTAAAGCTTAAAAACGAAGTCGGGGGCGTGCAGAATCTCTTCAAGGGCTTGCTCTCGATGTTCAAGGGCAAAGGATTTTTCACCGGTGTGGACGACGCGATGAACGAGCAAGCCCGCGCAGAAGCCGCGCGGCGCGCAGCAGGCGCGCGTGCCGAGGTGCCGGACGCGCTACGCCCGCCGATACTTCCGCTGCGTGCGCCGTCCGCTGACGTGCCTCCAATGCTCGCACGCCCCGCAGGTGGGGGCTCTGCAACGATCACAGACAATCGAGAGGTGACCGTCAACGTCACCAGCCCGGACATGCTGCGGCCCGAGGTAGTCGGGCGCAAAGTAGCCGGCGCGGTCGTGCGAGCACAGCCTCCGATCGGGCGCAAAGCAGCGCACGGCGCACTCGTAGGAGCCCCCAATGGGTGATTGGATGACATGGGAAGGCGGGGCACTGACGGCTGACGTCGTGACTGATATCTCTGCCGCGCACACAGCCGAGGTTACGCAGCACCCGATCGAGGGCGGCAGCGTGATTTCCGACCACGTGCAGATGCAGCCCCCGACGGTAGCGTTCGAATTTTCGCAGTCTAAGGCCAGCCTACGGGATGCAGATCTTGAGTGGAAGCAGGCGCCGATCAACGTACGCGAGAGCCAATTTGTTCCGCAGGGATTGCTGGCACTGACAATGGCCGCAGGTGCTGCTGTGGGAGCGTTGACGAATGCGATCGGGCTGACCAGCAGCGGCACGCTCAAAACGTGGACGCTTACCGCGAAAACTTCAAAGGATCGCATCCACGAGATGCACGATGCGCTCATAGCCGCGATGGGAAAGTTCGTCTCGTTTAGTTACCAAGGCCTGGTGCTTTCAGACTACGTGCTGAGTGGCGTCAAATACGCACGATCAAATCAGCATGGCGGGCTCTGCAAATTCCAGATCGAGGCTGTGCACGTGACGACCGTGCAGACGGCAAGCAGCAGTCTATCGGGCATCGGCGCGGGTGCTGGGCTGCTGCACACCATGCCGAGCATAAGCAAAGGCGCACAGACTGCCGAAACTGTGGAGAAAGAAGTGGTCAAGAAATCCCTGCTGGCGAGCGGCCTCGATGCACTTGGAGGAGGGTTGTTCTGATGATCCAAATCCCGACCGATTCATCTGGAGAAATCCCCGAGTACACCGAAACCGTCACGCTCGACGGCTCTCTATACCTACTGCGTTTCCTTTGGAATGGCAGAATGGATCACTGGATGCTGTCCGTTTACGCAGCAGACGAAACGCCGATCGTTACCGGCAGGATGATCGTCAACGGCATCAATCTGCTGCGCGGGTGCTCTGTGCCGGCACGTCCGCCTGGTGTGATCGTAGCGGTGCCGATTGACAGCAATGGCGACCACGCGGGGCTGGACGGCCTCGGGTCGCGCGTTGGGCTGTACTATATCCCTGCCGCAGAAGTAGGCTCCCCGTGACGCAGCAGTGGATGCGCTGGATCTCGCTGGACGTGGGCACATCTCCCAGCGGGTTTTCGCTCGCCTCCACAGAGTCACTGCGCGTTTCATTTAACATCGAGCGGGATGAAAAATCGTGGCCAAACACAGCGCAAATCGACGTCTACAATCTCAACCCCGATCATCGCAAGTATCTCTCAGACCTGGAGGGCGTGCCCGTGCGTCTGCACGCAGGATACGAATCTGGAACAGGTCTTCTGTTCGACGGCATGCTGCGAGACGTGGATTTCACGGACGGCATCGACCGTGTCACGACTCTGTCGCTAGGCGACGGGGAAATGGACAAAGACGGGGAGCCGATCGCAGGCAAAGCCATCAAAGCGACGTGGTCCCGCGGCACGCCGATCGTTACAATTTTGCAGGCGTTTGCGCAGCACCTGAACGTGAATCTAGGCAACGCGACAACAATGGGCGCCGCAGCAAAACTTCCGACGGGCGTGGCACTCTCGCACGCATTTGCTGTAGACGGCCCGGCGCTGGATGAGTTTATTTATTTCATGCGTAGCCTGCAAATGCCGTGGTCAATCCAAAATGGCTCTCTACAGGTACGCGCAGCGCCAGAAGTGCCCGCGAGCATGGGGGCTTTAATCTCCCCGCAAACTGGATTGATCGGCCACGTCAAGGCGAAAACGAAACTGGTCAAGCGATTCAAACACACGCAGAAAATAAAGGTAGCAGAGGGCAAGTGCCTATTGCTGCCGGGGCTGCTGCCGGGGCAGCAATTCGTGCTCAAAAGTTCCACGGTTTCTGGCCCGGTAATGTGCACGAAAGTGCATCACAGCGGCGATACGCACGGCAACGAGTGGTACACGGAATTCGAGGGCATCTATGGCTGAGTCCAGCGACGACGATGTCACCTGGCCCGAGCTGATTCACGGCGCGATTGCCCGATCGTTGGACGGAGTGCACACGGCCATCCCGGCAAAGGTGGTGAGCTACCTGCCGCTGCTGCAGCAGGTCAAGCTGGCCCCCGTGATCGACAGCATGCCGGCACTGGAGGATGTGCCCGTGCTCTGGCCTCGTGGCGGCGGGTACTGCCTGCACATGCCATTGGCCGCAGGTGATCATGTGCTCGTCGTGTTCTGCGAGCAAGATTTTTCCCCGTGGCGTTTGAGCGGAAGCGCGATGGCTCCCGCCCTGCTTCGACGCCACGGGCTATTTGCGTACGCAATCCCCGGCGCGGCTCCTGACGTGCAGCCACTGGTGGTGCCAGCGCTGCTCACTGGCGCCGCGCTAGGCGAGGACAGCCCGACCGGGACTGTGGTGCAGGTAACTAGCGGCAAGTGTGTCGTGGGGCTGCCTGTGGCCGTGCCAGCCCTGCCTGTCGTGACGGCGCTGGAGCTGACGACATTGCTCGGGCTGCTCAAGGCCGCTGTGTCGAGTGCGGGGGCGGCGTCGGTGTGCCCGCCTGGCGGACCAGACCCGGCATGGGCCGCATTAAGTGCGGCACTGGCAAGTTGGGGTAGCGCCGTCGGGTCTGGCGTGCTAGGGGTTACGTCCTGATGCCCGGATTCCAAATCCCTGGAGACCTTGCCCTGTCCGCGGACGGCCGCTATCTATTGCTCGCCCAAGGCCCGGATGATATCGCCTCACGTGCAGCGATTGCACTGCAGACGATCGCTGGATCGTGGGTGTACGACACGACCGCCGGAATGCGCAACATACTCGAGATTTTCGAGAAACCCTCGAGTAATGGGCTAGCACTGCTGCGTGCGGAGGTCTGGCGCGCGCTGGGAGCGGTGCCGGGAATCCTGGCGGTCGTACAGGTATCGATCGAATTCGATCCAGTCGAGCGTACTGCGCATGTGACGTGGGAAGCGCGCACGCAGAGCGGCCTGCTGAACAGAAATGTGGTGATTCGATGATCTTCGACACCTGCGATATATGCGGCAGAGAAATGCGACCGCAGACGGGGCCGCATTCGATTTGTGAATTTCACACGTCCTGCATTTGTCAACGCGATTGGCAGCGGGGGCTGAGGCAACCAATGCGTGACCGAGACCTCGACGAACTCTGCCGATACGCAGACGGACCGGAAGCGCCGGCTTGGCGCCTGTGGCGCAATTACGCGCGCACCGCGGCGCTGGTTGAAATTGCGGACCGCTGGGAACTGCTGCTCAGAGCAGCCGCGCTGCACAGCGCGCTAGATGCGCAGTGCGTGAGATGGTTCAGCGCCGTTCCTCGCGACAAAGTAAAGTTTCATACGGTGCTCACATGACAGTACAATACGGGCTCACAGACACGGGGTTTCGCCGCAAAACGTACACAGAGATCATAACCGAGATTGAGGCCTGGCAACGCGCGAAAATCTCAGAGAAATTAGATCTCTCAGAACGCACAGTCCTGGGCAACGTCAATGCAATCCAGAGCGATGAACTGTCGCAGGCGTGGGAAGTGATCGAGGCGGCGATCGGCGCCCTCGATCCAGACAATGCTGTGGAAGCGCTGCTGATCGGTCTGTGCAAATTGACTGGCGTGACCCGCGGCGGAGCGACGCAAGGACACGCGAAAAATGTGACGCTGACTTTCAGCAAAGCCACTACGATTCCAGCCCAAACACTACTACTGGCCGTCAGCGGCGAGGACACAAATCTGTGGAGCAATGACACTGCCGTCACGGTCGGCAGCGCCGGCACGGCGCTGTGCAATTTCACGAGCGTTGCTGCCGGGGCTGATGCTTCCGCGCCGTACAGCACGCTGTCTGTGATTAAGACTCCGATCGACGGTCTCGTATCCGCAGTCAATACAGATGACGCAATCCCTGGTACCGACGTGCAATCCCTCGACGCACTGCGAGTAGCTCGCGAGGAGTCGTTATCTGTGCAGGGCAAAGGCACGACTGCGGCGATCGCTAAGGCGTTAATCGAAGCCGGTGCTGCCGACTGCCGCGTGTTCGAAAATGACTCTAGCGTACCTGTTGACGGGCTTCCCGCGCACAGCGTGCAGGTGATTACCTACGCGCCAGGGTTGACTGACGCCACGATCGCGCAAACGATCTATGACAGCAAATCGGCAACAGCTGAGACCTACGGCGTGCTGCTCGATGCTGCCGTAGACCCATGGGGCAACACGCAGTGGATTCGACACACGCACGCAAGCGAGGTGCCAATCTACGTCGTGATTCACGTATCAGGCACTGCCGGCGCTGCGGCGATCAAAGCGGCACTCATGATGGCGCATACGCCCACGATCAACAAAGACGTGCTGTATGCAGGATTGATTGCTGCTGCATTTCAAGTGCCCGGCGTGACTAATGTCACGCTGTTAACGCTATCTACAGCGCCGCCACCCGCGGCTGCGGGTCCTACTGATATCACGATCAGCAGCACGTCTGTCGGACTACTCGACACCGGACGCATTACGGTGACGATCGTATGAGCACGCTCGAGCACGAGCCGTGCTACGAGGGTGTAGGCCTGCTCAAACTCGTACCGGCATTTTGGGGCAAGCCGCGCATCGCGGCGCTGCTGCTGGGCTACCTGCAGGAGGTCCAGGCGCTGGAGGACGCTGTGTTTTCGGTGCTCGACGGTCTGGACGTAGACACCTGCGGCAGGTTTGCTCTCGAGGGCCTCGCGAAAATCGTCGGTGAACCAAGCCGCCCCGAAAACACGGACACTTTGCGTATTCTGGTCAAGGGCCGAATCGCTGTTAATCGAAGCGACGGAACGCCCTGGCCGCTAGCACGTGTAATTTCCTCCTTGACCTCCGGCGCTGTGCAGGTCATATCTGGCTACGATGAATTTCGCGTGCTGCAGATCACCCTCCCAGATCCAGTGGATGCAGATGCTGCTGCGTCATTGCTGGACGCTGCTGTGCAGGGCGGTGCAAAAGCCTGTTGGCTCACCAATGCCGGTGCAGGAGGCTGCGCACGGCCCGGATACGGCGAGACCCCAGACAGCACGCGCAGGCGTGGCACAGTCCCGCGCAGCCGATACCACGGCTGATCTAACAGACGATCTGCGCACGCGCCAATATCAGATCACGATCGAAGGGACTGTCTCATTATGACCGACATTAAGCTCTGGGCTGCGGATGATTTCTACGAAGATGGCGTCACAGCCACGAAAGTCGATGTTTCCACGGCACTCGCTGCCAAGGGGCATCGCCCCGACACAGCCAACTGTAGTGCGCAGGAGGAAAATGCGCTGCTGAATCAGCTGTGCTTGCGTGCGCACGCAGCGCCAGACGTACAGATTTTCGAAACAAGCGGGACGTGGACCAAACCTGAGCACGCCGCATCTGTGTATATCGTGCTGCAAAATGCCGGACAACCCGGCGGCTATGGATCCCCTGCCTATGGATCAGCCTCGGGAGGGGGC